GATAATATCATTTACACATATCTCAAGAAAAGAAATATTGTTATCCCTCCGAAGAACAAAACACAGAAAGATGAGAAATATGCGGGTGCATATGTAAAAGAACCTATTCCTGGAATGTATGATTGGGTTGTGAGTTTTGACCTTAATTCACTATACCCTCACTTGATTATGATGTACAACATTTCTCCAGAAACTCTTTTGGAAGAAAGGCACCCAACAGTATCTGTAGATAAAATCTTGGATCAAAGTCTTAATTTTGAATTGTATAAAGATTATGCAGTATGTGCAAATGGTGCCATGTTCCGAAAGGATGTTCGTGGATTTCTTCCTGAATTGATGGAAAAGATTTACAATGAACGTGTAATCTTTAAGAAGAAGATGCTTGTAGCAGAGCAAGAATATGAAAAGACAAAAAACAAAGAATTAATCAAGGAAATTGCCAGGTGTAATAATATTCAGATGGCAAGAAAAATTCAACTTAATTCTGCTTATGGTGCTATTGGTAATCAATATTTTCGTTATTACAAACTTGCAAACGCTGAAGCAATTACATTGTCTGGGCAAGTTTCAATTCAATGGATTATGAATCGTGTTAATTCATATTTGAATAAAATTCTTAAAACTGGAAACGATGATTACGTTATTGCTTCTGATACTGATTCTTTGTACATTAATATGGGCCCTTTGGTTAAAAGTGTATTCAAGGGAAGAGAGAAAACTACTCAAAGCATTGTTTCGTTCCTTGATAAGGTCTGTCAGGTGGAATTTGAAAAGTATATTGAAAGTTCTTACCAAGAATTGGCAGAATACGTGAATGCTTATGAACAGAAAATGATTATGAAGCGAGAATGTATTGCCGAACGTGGTATTTGGACTGCAAAGAAACGATACATTCTTAGTGTATGGGATAGTGAAGGTGTTCTTTATGAGGAACCAAAACTAAAGATTAAAGGTATTGAAGCAATCAAATCGTCTACCCCAGCCCCTTGCCGTAAGATGTTGAAAGAATCTTTTAATATTATGATGAGTGGAACCGAAGATGACATGATCAATTTTATTGATAGTTGTAGGGAAAAATTTAAAAAACTTTCTCCAGAGCAAATCGCTTTTCCGCGTTCTGCATCTGATGTTCAGAAATATTCTTCTTCATCATCCATTTATATTAAAGGAACACCAATTCACGTTCGAGGGGCACTTTTGTTTAATCATTATATTAAACAAAATAAGTTAACTAATAAGTACTCTCTTATTCAAAATGGAGAGAAAATTAAATTTGTTTATCTTAAAAAACCAAATATTATTCATGAAAATGTCATTACGTTTATCCAAGATTTTCCAAAAGAACTTAATCTTGACAAATACATAGACTATGAACTACAATTTGAGAAAGCATTTCTAGAACCACTCAAGATTATTCTTGATGCAATTGAGTGGAGTGTTGAAAAAACTGTAAACCTTGAATTATTTTTTTCCTGATGGATTTCCTTAAAGATATTGTAAAAGAAATAGGTGAGGACTTTACAAAGTTGGCATCTGAAATTGATGAGACTGAAACTTATGTTGACACAGGTTCGTACATTTTTAATGCACTGGTTTCAGGTAGTGTATTTGGCGGTGTATCTGGGAATAAGATTACTGCTATTGCTGGAGAGTCTTCTACTGGAAAAACTTTCTTCAGCCTCGCCGTTGTTAAGAATTTTCTTGATACCCATTCCGATGGTTATTGTCTCTATTTTGATACTGAAGCCGCTATTACCAAATCACTTTTAGAATCCCGTGGAATTGATACTTCTCGTTTGGTTGTTGTTAATGTTGTTACTATCGAAGAGTTTCGTAGCAAGGCGCTCAAAGCAGTAGATCTTTATATGAAAAAACCTGAGGGTGAACGAAGTCCATGTATGTTCGTTTTAGATTCTCTTGGGATGCTTTCTACGACTAAAGAAATTACAGATGCTCTAAATGAAAAAGAAGTTCGTGATATGACTAAATCGCAACTGATCAAGGGCGCTTTTAGAATGCTTACACTCAAACTAGGACAAGCAAATGTTCCACTCATTGTCACAAATCATACATACGATGTCATCGGAGCTTACGTACCAACGAAAGAAATGGGTGGAGGTTCTGGACTCAAATATGCAGCATCTACAATCATCTATCTCAGCAAAAAGAAAGAAAAGGATGGAACGGAAGTGGTTGGCAATATTATCAAAGCTAAGACTGCTAAGTCGCGTTTGAGTAAGGAAAATAAAGATGTTGAGATCCGTCTGTATTATGATGAACGTGGTCTTGATCGATATTATGGACTACTTGAACTTGGCGAAATTGGTGGTTTGTGGAAGAATGTCGCTGGTCGTTACGAAATTGATGGTAAGAAACTTTATGCTAAACAGATTCTAAAAGAACCTGAAGTATATTTCACTGATGAAGTGATGCAACAACTGGACGAAATCGCACGTAAGGAATTTAGTTATGGAGAAAGTTGAGTTTCTAATTCTTAGAAACCTTTTACACAATGAAAAATACATCCGAAAAGTAATACCCTTTATCAAATCTGAATACTTTGAAGATCAAAATCAAAAAATCGTATTTGAAGAAATACTGTCTTTTGTGCAAGAATATAATCAACCAGCAACAAAAGAAGTTCTCTGTATTGAAGTAGAAAAGAGAACAGATATTAACGAGCAGTCTTTTAAAGAGATTGCTCAAATTATTTCTTGTCTCGAAGATGTTCCTACAGAGTTTAATTGGTTGATTGATACTACTGAAAAGTGGTGTCGTGATCGTGCCATTTATTTGGCACTTATGGAATCTATTCATATTGCTGATGGAAATGATGAAAAGAAGAATCGTGACAGTATTCCTTCTATTCTTTCTGATGCTCTTGCTGTAAGTTTTGATAATCATGTTGGACATGATTATCTTGAGGATTATGAACAACGATACGAGTCTTATCACAAAAAGGAGGATAAAATTGAATTTGATCTCGAATACTTTAACAAAATCACGAAAGGTGGTCTCCCTAACAAAACTCTTAACATCGCTCTTGCTGGTACGGGCGTCGGTAAGTCTCTATTCATGTGCCATGTGGCTAGCTCCGTCTTGCTCCAAGGGAGGAACGTTCTGTACATTACGTTGGAAATGGCAGAAGAACGCATTGCTGAAAGAATTGATGCAAACCTATTGAATGTTCCCATTCAAGATATTGCAGATCTTCCAAAGCAGATGTTTGAAAACAAGGTTACAAATCTTGCAAAGAAAACTCAAGGAACTCTAATCATTAAAGAGTATCCAACTGCTTCTGCACATTCTGGTCACTTTAAGTCTCTTTTAAATGAACTTGCACTTAAGAAATCATTTAAACCAGATATTATTTTTATTGATTACCTGAATATCTGCTCTTCTTCCCGGTTTAAAGGTGGAAGTAATGTTAATTCTTATACATTAGTTAAATCAATTGCAGAGGAACTTCGTGGTCTTGCTGTGGAATTTAATGTTCCTATCGTGAGTGCCACTCAGACTACTCGTTCTGGATATGGTTCTTCTGATGTTGAACTAACAGATACTTCTGAGTCTTTTGGTCTTCCCGCAACTGCTGACCTAATGTTCGCACTTATCTCCACTGAAGATCTTGAAGGTCTTGGTCAAATTCTTGTAAAACAACTTAAGAACAGATATAATGATCCAACTATTCATAAACGTTTTGTGATTGGTATTGATCGCGCAAAAATGCGTCTTTATGACTGCGAACAATCTGCACAAAATGATATCCTTGACAATGGAAAGGATGAAGAGTATGATTATGAAGAAAAGAAACCTAAAAAATCATTCGAAGGATTTAAATTCTAATATGACTATTGATCTTAATAAGTATGTTGAGTTTGTTAATATGACAACCTCAAACCCAAGTAAAGACCACGCCTCTTTCATCAACAGTCTTATGGAACTACGGGAACAAGAGTTTCCTACCGAGCGACTGCTTACTGCTGCTGTAGGAATGTCTGCCGAAGCAGGTGAGTTCACTGAGATTGTAAAGAAGATTGTGTTCCAAGGTAAACCAGTTAATCAAGAGAACCTGTTTCACCTGAAACGTGAACTTGGAGATATTATGTGGTATGTTTCTCAAGCATGTATTGGACTTGATATTTCTATTGAAGAAGTAATTCAAATGAACTTTGAGAAACTGAATGCTCGTTATCCTGAAGGTGCCTTTAGTATTGAACGTTCTGAAAATCGTAAGGAGAATGATGTATGACTAAAGAAAAACAAGTAACAATCAAAATGGATGCTCGCACTGCCACAGCGGTTCGTCAAGTTCTATTCGATGCACAAAAAGGATATACTTATGATGAAGTAAGTGTTCCTCCTCGTGTTTCTGATATTCGTGAAGTAATTCAACAACTTGATGATAATATTGGTTCTATTCTTAGCGTTTGACTTTCTGATTTTTTTATAAATAATCCATAAGGTTACTCTAACCCCTTGACTTGTTAGTTGAGGGGTTTTATAATATTTCTATTCGGGGATATAGCTCAGATTGGTAGAGCGCGGTCTTTGCAAGGCTGATGTCAGGAGTTCGAG